GCACATAGTTTATTATTCTACGGTTACTAATTGGGTTAGCAATAAATTTATATTTATTATACAATGTTATATCATACTTCATTAAGTCAGAATCCTTATTGTAATTAATTCGTTTTGGGTGTCCTAATGGGTAAGGCATTATCTTTTATTGCTTTCCTTGTATTTAATATGTGCAGCTTTCATTGTTCTGTTTTTTTGCAAGCGCTTTAACCTTGCTTTGCGCCTTATAAGTTTTGCTAGTTTATACTTGGTCATTTCAAAACCTCTTTAAACATTTCTTCGCTCATTATAAATACCCACTTGCCGCGATCCTGACGCACAGCAACAAGGTTAGCATTTTTAAATTCTAAATAGCTTGCTATCTTTTTGCGCCGTTTAACTTGCACATGTAGCTCTAAATCGTCACGCTTTGCCTTAATATCTATATCACTGGCAAGACCAAATGCGCGTCCATCACTTCCCCAAGAGCGTTCGGCATCGAAGCCGAGGTCAGAGAGTAGTTCTTTAACCTCAACTTCGCCACGATAGCCTTTTTTAGCTACGTTCAAAAGGGCAACTCTTCTTCTTTGTCATCTTGCGCTTTCTCTTCACCGGGTTCTAGCGGAGATCCATTGGTGAAAAGATTATCCGCATTATAGCGATCTTTCATAGTAGACCACTGCTTGACAACATCTGCATCAAGTGCCTTTTTTGGGTTTGGAACGACTGTATATTGAGTCTCTAAGTCCTGACCACTACGTGTAATAGTGATGTCGTATTCTTGCACCTCGCCCCATTCTTTATTATCAGATAATGCTTTTATCTGATTTAGGATAGTCTTTTGTTTTATTTCTAAAAACTTTACTTCATTATTAATAGCAATAGTAAGAAACCAAAAGTACTTTGCATCTTTAACGCCAGTGTCAATATCACCCGGCTTTTGCACGCGTTTTGGTTTATTCTCATTTTCAGGCCACCATACATAACCCGGTATCGGGGTTGTAAGTATGCGCATTCTATTCTCACCTTGCTCCAACTTTTTCATAAACAGACCGCCGGTTTCACTTGACGGTATATCTAGTCCACTTAAGCTATTAGACATATTGTGTTTCCTTATTTTCATTATCGATTAATGTGATCTTGTAATCACTTCTTTGTATTAACCCAATGATTTGCGTTAATATTTCTTTATCTAAAGTTTCATAAACCTTAATACCAATAGATGCGTCTTCAGGCTCATATGTATCATTATTTATTTTATATATGTTTAATAAGGCGCGTATTCTTCGTGCTATAGTGACTTGCTCAGAATCTTGCGGTATGTGGACTCGAAAGATCATGGGGCGGTATGAGGATTCAATTGAGAGGTTAGAATCACAACATGACGTTGTTCACAAGAAGAGAACCGCCCCACTTTATTCATTCCAGTTAATACTTTCTTCATTAACACCAAGAACCATTGCTATGTTTTCTTTATGTCTATATTGAAAGGTTCTCTCACCTTTCATCATCATTGTAAGCAGTGCAGGACTGATACCTACAAGCCTGCATAATTTACGTTGTGATAATCCAGTTTTACGTAATAAACTGCGAAAACGAAATGTGGTATGTGTTTGTTCCATAAACGTTAACAAAACTTAATGTGAACACTTTTTTATTTGCAAGTATTATTTTGTATTTTGTTCACAAATGTGTATATTAAAATATAATTGAGAGGATAATATGGCAAGTTTAAACACATTTCGTAATTCATTTAAAGTATCATATCGCGATCCACGTGACGCTAAAAGAAAGCAACGTTACTTTAAAACAAAAGAAGAAGCAAATATTGTATTAGGACACTGGCAGCAAGTAGAATTGTATGCTAAAAACAATATGAACTGGCGTGCATTATTGTATAATGAAACACCACAAAAAACATTAGATGAAATATTTACTGCTTTTACTAATAATGTATTAAGCACATTAATTAATGTTGATACAATTGCTAAATATAATGTTGTTATAAATAGTTGTAAGAAAGTTTTTCCTGGTGACACAATAGCATCTGAATTACGAACCACTTCACAAAGCATTATGGGTGTTACAGTAACTGGATGGACCATATACAAACATATTATGGAATATCAGCATAATCGTTCACGCCGTGGTATAGATAGTTATATGAGAGATTTATTGCATATATTTAATTGGGCATATGAAGAAGAGTTGGTTGATAAACGAATCATGCGAAAAAGCGATCGTTTTAAAAAACACGAGCTTCCACCACTTACATTTAAAGTGTGGTCAAATGAAGAAATTAACTATATTTTTAATCATACTGAATTATCGCAGGAGCAAAAAGACATATTATGGTTATTTGCCATTACCGGTGTTCGTGCTAATGAATTAGTTGGTCATAATACTAAAAAGCCATATAAGGAATTACATTGGCATCACATTGATTTTATTAGTAATAAAATGCAGTTATTACAAAAACGCCGTCAAGTACGAGAAACAGCATCAGTACATCCAAGCGCTATTGCAATATTAAAAACACGTTTTAGGAGCGGAGCTGATAGACCGCTTGATATGAGTTATAAAGAATTAAATGCGTTTATTAAAGAAATTAGTATAATTGTACAAATTAAGTTTACTTGCCATGATTTGCGTAGAATGAAAGCACAAGTATTGCGTAATGAAACTCACGATATTACACAAGCTTCAAAAGGCATTGGTGATAAGACAACAGAAGTAGTTCATAATCATTACGCTGGTACAACAATTCAAGAGCAACAATCAATTAATAATACTGCTTATAATGCTTTTATTAATATTCTTAAGAGGTAAGTTCTCTCATTACCACCTGGCATGAGAAGATATCGGGCAATACTTGTTTGAATGTCAGTGGGCGAACTAACCTTACCCAGTGGTATGGTCCAGTAGTACCATCTTCACTATATATAAAAGGTTCTCGGTCTGTGACTGTATTAGAAAATGTTTCTAAACTGGTTTTATTTGCGCTTGTCATGTGATCAAGACTTAAGGTCAACTGCTTATAATTACTATGCTTGTCAAAATAAATTCGATTAGCGCCGTATGTTTTAATTTCTTCTGAGCCAAGAGTATGTTTAGTAATAATATTTCCAGTAGGTTGTACTGGCAGTTCAAATTTGTTACCAAAAAATACTTCTGATATGCCAGTTAGGTCACCCTCTTTGCTATTTAGAGTCCAGTATCTTTTACCTAAAACAGTTATAGTTCTAATGTTCCATCCAATAGACAAGCTTTCTTGATCATTCCAAATTCCAAAAAACACACCACTGCTTGCATCATCTCGATTTACTCTAACCTCATTATCTGTAGCAACCGTGCTATATATAGCGCAAAAATCAGGGGCTACACTACTTCCAAAATCAAACTGCAAACCCTCATTGACTGCCCAGCCACCAATAACATCTGTTATATTGCCGTCAATAGCGCGCAATTCATTATCTAGTTCATCGCTACCAAGATTATTTGTAAAATTACCAGGGTCAGAACTATTGTCAACAGTACCATCGGCAATGGTAGCAGAGCGCGAGCCTAAATTGTCATAATATATAGTAGCAGTCATTATGTAGATTCCAGTAAATGTAAAGTTGTAGAAAAAATGTTAGCGGCAACTTGATTAAATGCCAACGGCTTTGCAAGTCTTACTGTGTAATAGTTAGTTTCATCATAGTATGTAAATGTATATATATTTTTATAATCTGATTGTAAAACTTCAAGCAAAGCTTTATCTGTATGTGTTAATAATGGTATTTTTATTTTCCACTGACGTAGCTCTGTGTCTTTTTTATTAGAATACTCAGTATTATTATATGAGCTTGCTATAAAACTACTAAATGGTTTAATGACATCAATGTCTACTGTTGCTGCTTTAAGTACTTCGCCAAAATAAATTTCAGTTGGCGCAAAAGAACTACTTGCACGTAAAGTCCAATATCTACTACTTGTAGCAGTAAATTCAAAAAAATTCCATCCAGTAGTAAGGTCAGTTGTAATTAAACTAGTTGATGTGGTACTGCCGGTAGTAGCTGCACTAGTTAATACTTGTATATTTGTTGCCGTGCCTGATGCTACATATACAGCAACAAAGTCAATTGTTTTGCTTTCACCAAAATCAAAAAGTAAAGCATCATTTACTTCCATATTAGATACTGCGGTAGCAATACTGCGATCAGTTACTCTTGATTCATATGATATATAATTACTGCCATCATCAGCAAGTAAAAATTTTGAACTTTCAATATCAAATGTCGCTGCTTTGTCATCAGCAGTCAATGTATGCGTTTTTTTATTATCAAAGTATAACTTATGTGCCATTACGCTTTATGCACTTCCATTGCTTTTATTTTTAAGCTATTTACTGTTCTAGTTGTATCTGTAATACGAAATTGGTAGTCTGTATATGCAGCAGTATTATCTCGTAATCTAAAATCTGCTGGTGGATCGCTAAAAGTTATAATATCACCAATCTCAAGTTTCCATGCATTAGGATCTAATATCTCACATTGAGCAGTCATACGCTGATACTTAAAAACATTTACTAAATTTTGAGCAACTTCTGTTTCATTAACCCAGTCATTCTTTATGGTAATAACACCACTTGTGTCAGTAAATGAATAGGTGCTTTTTGTATCTGTATCTTGCACAACACCACTTGTTCTATATTCACCAGTAGATGGATGTTTATCATAGTTGTAATTTACACGCCACAACATTTTGCTTAATGGTATAGTGCCAAATATTGGATTGCGATACATAGCAGTTGTAAGGCTAAGAGTAATACCCGGATCAGATGATTTATCATTACCATCTTCTATAAGATAATACAACTTACCATCACTTGGTCTGATGTAGCTTATAAATCCTGCTTCTTGTTGTAGTTTATTTAAAGCATCTTGTACGGTCATATTAGGATTGTCAATAGTGCATCTTACCTTACCATCAGCATTGAAATTACCCTCTACCGCTGCTTGCGTAGTATCATCAATAATATCTCCAGGTCCAAAATTTACAAGTATGTTTTCATGGACTTCTGTTGGCCCATGATCTGCAACTTCAGTATAACCACTTTCAAGCAATGTGCCATCCTCGCCAATATAAATAGTCTCAGGGATTTGTTCTGTCATACTTTTTTGAGAATATGTTGTAGTAGATTGATCTAGCTCAATATATGTAGTAATATCTAAATACAAACTATATACTTTTAGTGAGCGAATATTATTATTATCTGATATACGAAGAGCCATAACAATATCTGTTAAATTTACACCAGGTTGATAACCCTGAGTTGAGCCACTATTCCAATCAGATGTTATGTCTTTTTTGACAATATATTTATTGTTTCCTGCAAACGCAGACCATGAATTATTACCTGACCAACCATTACTTGTTCTAACATCGGATGATGCTATACCGGCTAATGTATCACTACCACTGTTATCATATATATGAGCAACACTAAGATTTACAACGCCATCAGGAATATCGTCACCAACATTCTCAGCAATAATTACAGCAACTACTTTAGCAATACTACCATTTAATTGCCCACTCATTGCAGCTAATGTTCCTGCTGGACTTCCACTTGCGCTACCGGTTGTTGACATTGTGATAAGATCATCATCGTCATCATTTATTGCTAATGATGGATTAAAATTTAAATCTAAATTAGGATTTGCAACATCACTACTAGAAATATGTGATACTGGTGAAAGCCTTATTGTGTTTTTAAAAAATGTTTTTTGATTTGCTGTATCTGAAACATTATTGATACGAATAACATTTGTGTTAAATTTTTCTGATGTCGCAGTATTAGCGTTTTCAATTGGAATAAAACGATCAATACTTGGAATATATATATGTCCTCTACCGCCACTATTATTAAGGCCCTCATCATAATAAATAAACGAACTATCATTCGCAATTAAATGAGCAGCTCTTAAATCTCTGCTGAGACATTGATTAGGGTTTGCTTCGGTCGATATGTTGGGTATGAAATCTCCATAACTAATTTGTTTAAAATGGCCTTTTCTTGGCAAATTATACCCAGTTTCATTTTCAATTTGCTCTTTTAATATTTTATTTAAACGCCAAGTGCTTAAATCTTCACAATTAACACTTATTTCTTTGTCAGTAAGTTTTGACACACCCATAATGCGCCCAGTAAAAACTTTTAAGCAATCACTAAGAGAAGATAATGTACCATTAGAAGCAAAATAAATAGTCACTATTTGATTATTTCTTACGCCAAATGTAGGCGCGTAACCACCGTTGGCAATGCGTAATGTTATATTATTTATTCTACTACTAAAACTACGTAAATCAATACTGGATATAATGCTAGGCGCATCCATTAGCCTACCATCATATGCTTGCGATTCTACTGTTACATCTCTTGTACTAAGATATAAAGTTGAACTACCAGCAATTGTAAGTATGGGAAAAATATCATTATTACGCTTGAGAGAGTTAGAAAAATTTGTACTTGGAGAAAGTGCCATAGTTTATGCGCTAGCTTCACGCCTTAATTCTTCTTTAATTGCAGGCAACACTTTATCTCTTACATGCTCTTCATCGCCTATTATATTGCCTGATATATTAACAGTTAACGATCCACTAGCCTCGCCAGTTTGATTCATCTGTGCTAAATTTTGCAAACCAATGCTATTTACCGCGCTTCTTTGCATGATAAATTCACCTGATTGTGCAAGGATTGGCACGTTGTCTTGCCCTTGGACCATACCGCCAGTAGCAAAACGCTGAATACCGTTGTTTTGTATCAGGCCACCAGTATGCCCAACAAAAGCACCTAGAATACTACCCATTAAAGCTGAACCACCGGTTGCAACACCACCAGGACTAAATACACCCATTGTAATAAGTTTGGCTAACGTACCTAGTAATGCTTTCATTTGATCTTCTGCGGTTGCTCCCTCACGCATCATAGTACGAAGTCCTGATGCAATGGTTGTAGTAGCAGCAGCGGTTTTAAGCAACTGATCTTCTTCTTCTTTTTTAGCTTTTGCATTATCTTTTGCTTCTTGTTTTGCGGCTTTTGTTGCACCAGTTAAATCGTCATATTTTTCTTTTAGTGTAGTAAGCACTGCCATTACTTCTTCATTAGTACCTAATTCTTCTTGATGTGTAGCAATAAGTAACTCAAGATTTTCAATTTGCTTTAATTGCGCCATGTCTGTACTACTTAAGATATCATTAAAAGCAGACTGTGTTTCTGTAAACTCATCTGTTGTGCCAGTGAGATCATTATATTTTTCCTTAAGCATTTCAAGTACTGCTGTTACTTCTTCTGTTGAGCCAAGTTGCTCTCTGTTTTTCTCAATTAATAATTGCATACTTTCAATATGTGCAATTTGAGACAAGTCGGTTTGCTTAAGTAGGTCGTTAAATTTTTCCTGAGTTGTTTTAGTCTTTTCTTTTGACTCTGTAAGCTTTTTATATCGCTCATCAAGCAATGCTAATACAGCAGCAACTTCCTCGCTTGAGCCTAAATGCTCTTTATTTTTTTCAACTATTTCTTTTATCTGTTGTATCTGTTCTATTTGCGCCAAACTTGTATTTTTTAGCACTTCATTAAATGCTTTCTGTGCATCTGCTAGACCTGAGTTATTATTTTCTCTAAGCTTTATTTGATCATTAATTAACTGCATTTTTTCTAAAAAAGTTTCTGCATTAATATTAGTTGCAACTTGAGTTGTATTAAAATCCTGCTCTACTTTATTAAGGCCGTCAAATGCATCAATTGCGCCAATAGTAATGCCATTGCCTTTTGATAGTGCAATATTTAATAAATCAGTATTCTCACTTATTTTTATTATACCATCTGCTGCTTGATCTTGCACTGGCGGTAAAAATTTTATATTATCACCAAATGAGATAACAGCCTGAGAAGCATCAACAATTGGCTCTTTAGATGCTTCCATTTGCTCTTGAAGTGATTTTAATTCTGCGTTTAACTGTTCAACAGACAAGCGTTCTATTTTAACGCCAAATTCTTCAATTGACTCGCCAAAAATATCAAAATTAGCTTTGTCTTCTACTATGCGTCTTACTACATCACTAGCTGCATCTGCAAAACGACCTAAACCTTTAACTCCTGCTTTTAAAGATGGTAATAAAATATCACCAATTCTAGCCGCAAGTCTAGTTACACTATCTGTCATATTACTAAATGCACCAGTAAATGTTTCTGACATTCTATCAGTACTACCAGCAATACCAGCAGCAGGATCAACTAATGTCGCTTCTAATGCACTGCGAAACTCAGGTAATGTTATCTTGCTTAAATCATCTATTTTAGAAAAACTTTTAACTAGGTTTAATACGCCACGTTCTCTCAATATATCAGCAGCGCCTGCACCACCAGCAAAAGCGCGACCAAGTGAGTTAGCGGCTTCTGTTGCAGTCGTACCCATAAATGCAGCAAGGTCAGCTACTGGCTTGATCATACCCTCTGCATCAGCTCCAAATGCTTTTAACTGCGCACCAGCTTCTACTACATCCTGAAGACTAAACGGAGTAGTGGAAGCAACTTCATTAAAGTTTTGAAATGCACGCTCTGCTCTTTCAGTAGAACCCATCAGGCCCACTAAGCGAGTTTTGACATCCTCAAACCCTGAAGATGCATCAACAAACTTTTTAAATGCTAGTCCTGCTGTACCAAAAGCAAAACTTACAAGAAGTAAGTTATTACGCAAGCCTGACATGTTACGCCTAAATGTAGCAGCAAACCCACTACCTTTATTTGCTTCGCGTGAAAACGCTCTCGTTGATTTAGTAACTTCCGCTAAAGATTTGTTTGCACCTTGAAAACCCTTGGTGCGTATTTCAATTATAAATTTTTCAGCTGCCATCTTTTTCCATTCGTTGAATTGCTAAGTACTCTTCATCAATAGCAGCAAAAAGCGACATACGTTCGCACAGTGCATTATCTAATGATTCGTATAAAGGCATATTAAAGCGCTTATGCAGGAGATATTCTTCTAATAGTGCAATAACATCATTATCATAAAAAAAGGTCGAATCTGCGCAATGTAGCATGTTATAATATAATTGTTGCCCTGCTGTAAATTTACCAGTACGGTCTTCTTCAAGTACGCGATCAATCTCATTCCATACTTCTTCTTTTGTGTATGTAATCGATTTTTTTAATGTGGGCGATTTAGCGCGATATGGAAAAACTAAGTTGCGTGTTGCTATACTATGATAATTCATCCACATCGCAACGCGTACTTTTAGCTCTTTTTTTTGGGTGGATTCTTGTACCTTGTATAGACTTCGCTTAAAACTGTGTCAATTTCTGCATCATCTAAATGCCCTAATGATTCTTCAGCATTAACAAAAGCATAAGACATAATAAACTCCATTACATCATAATACTTATCTAAGTTTATTTGCCCATCAGCTCCTAATGCACCAATTTCTAATCGATGTAATTCTCTACGCTTTTTAAATGTTAATTCACGGCATTCAAAGTCGCCATGTTGTGTTTTTACGGTCATACAGCCTCACTGTTTGTATTAACCCAGGTCTAAGATATTGTTATACCAATTATTTGTGCTGTTTCACTAGCAGCAAAAGCTCTAAATGGTATAGTTTGCAATAAATATTCTCCACCCATGTCAGGCTTTGTATTATCAATCATAACATCAGGAGCTGCAATTGCAAACCCACTACTTGCTAATGCTAAAGCAATGCCAGTAGAATCACCTGAAGAATGTGCAGCAAAATCATGCACGCTATCATCACGCTTTGCTAATAACTGGCCAGTAACCTCATATGGTCCAGTTTGCGCATAACCAAATGGTTGATAGTTAGTAGAATCTTGAAAGCCAATCCTTGCAAGTGGTCTTGAAATTGTAATTTCCCAGCTATTTAATATTAATGCTTCGCCATCTAATGTTGAAGTTGAAAGATCAAATATGTTTTTTGGCGCAGCTGTGTCTAATACTTTAGTACTTGGCGCAGCATAAGCGCTTTCTACTGGTTGATACCCAGTAACAAATGTTGTTTCAGCAACCATTTCACCACCATTTGTGCCAATATCTTGGCGCAGTGTCATAGATGTAGCAAAACAACCAACCATTGAGACATCTACAGCAGATGCATCTGAACCAGCATTTTCAAATAAAAGCGTAACTGCATTAACATTTGTGCCACCATGCTTCATCACTAAAGCGCTGTTATCATTCGTACTTGCTGCTGGCGTTAGTGACGCTTCACTACTTCCAGCACCAAATAAAGCAAGAGTAGATTTTAATACGGCTGTAGGTGTGCCTCTCATTGTTAAAGTTGATTCATACATGATATCATCTCGCCTATGATGTCCTTGACTTTCAAGTTGTCCATTTAAAGCATTTTTACCCGGAGCTACTTCAACTGGCGCAGATGATTGATCAAATGTAAAGTCAGATACTTGTAAGAAATTCCAAGTGTCACCAGCTTCGTGAGCAGTGCCTAAAGCTTTAGAACCATTACCGATTCCGACTTGTATAATATTTTTGGGTTGAAAATTAGTCTCAGCCATTATTTGCTATCCTTTTTCTTTTTTGGTTCAGCACTTTCTAAATGCTCTACTAGTTCTTTAGGTGGTGTATCTATATTGATTGCAACACCAGCCATTAATAAAATATGCTTGGAAGAATCTCCAAATGCATAATAATTCTTACTGTCACTAAGCTTTTTATAACTTTCTTTTGCTTTATATTTCATCCTATCACTTCCATTACTGATACGTTTACACTTAAAATTGCCAATACTAAGTCAGGATTATCTTCATCGCGACTATATTCAATAGACTCAACAACAGCATTATTAAATTGTCGCACACCTGACACAGTATAGTTTCTATTATTATATATAAGTCTTTTTACTCTTTCAGCTATTTCAGAAACTTGTTTCAAAGTCAATTTAGTGTAGTTGCCACTTAAGTCAACTTGGTATGAAACATTTACTATATAGTCTCTTACTTGCGCTGTAGTTAAAAGCTCATTTAAATCATCAGAAACTGGCGTTATCAAAAAACTTTGATTGCCCTCATGGGCATCATAATTGATCGGTATTGAGAACTCATTAGCAATAATGCTAGACAAGCTCTCAATAACCCGGTCATAAATAACATTTTCGTAAGAAATTGCCATCTATATTAACGGCGCTTAGATGACATAGCTCTGCGCTTTTTCATTTTACTCTTCTTGAGCTTCTTCTTCTTTTTGCCCATTTTACCGTATCCTTTACCCATTGGCATAGTGTTACTCCTTATCTGTAGATTTGTCCTGATTTGATTGTACCAACCGGCAGTTCGTCACTTTGAAAGATGATACTAAACTCATCAGATGCATGATAAACGCCTGCTTGAAAACGTATCCTTGCTCCATAAGCAAGTGGTTGATAATCACCATTCACTTGCTCGGCATCCACTACCTTATGCATACGCAAACCCTCACTATTTTTAACATATACATCGTATTTAACTGGACTAGTTGTACCTAATGCAAACGTACCACCAGTAGAAATAACTACTCTTACCTCATCATAATCGACTGCTGGCGGCCCATGAAGTTTGATATCTTCAACATAACCAGTTGTACTGCCGTTCAAAGAAATCTCTTGTATAACACCCTTTTCTGATGCGAACGAGGTTTCATTAGACATTACGTATTCACGGCGCTTAAGCTTATCTAAAAGGCCATCACCATCAGGACTGATTGCCATTGCTTCTATAACATCCGCTTTTTCCGGATCGCTACTTCTTACCAGGTCGGCGCAGGCGAGAATGGCGTTTATACGAACAATTATGAAATCATAATTACGCTCGCTTGCGCCTTGGTATGTGGTGTTTGCACGCTTGTAAATTGGTCTATCTAAATAAGAGCGCATTAAATCTGCTTGCTCTTTACATACGGTACTTTTTAATGTATCCCAGTCTTGCCCTGATTCAAACACTGCGCTATTAAGTGCAGATACAGAGCTAGATGCTAAGAAGAGTTGAAACGAGTCTGTACTGCTAGAGTAATTGTACTCAAAATCCGCATTTGGACTATCTGTGACAGCAGTCATTTCTACGCCATCTTTATATAGCTGACCAATAAAACCAGTATTATTAAGTTGATATAAATTACTAGTATCTGTGGTCGTGAAGTTGGGCGCTAGTACGCGCTTACGATCATATTTATCAATGTCACTTACGACACTTTGTAGGTCTGTAGTGTTATTACAGAATGCTGAATATATACTACTCATGCTACGGCTATATCCTCAATGTTAGGAAGTAATGTTACGTTTGGTATCTCTGCTGTTGCTATTAAAGCAAGAATTAGAGCTAATGATTCGCCCTGAGTATTGTAATCTCTGCGTATCTGTTTTTCTAACTCTTTTAACTGAGCCATTACTTCAATAATGTTTTCAATTTTTTGTATTTCATTATCCATATGCTTCTACTATCTTGATGAAATGGTCTACAGTGCCTTTGCCACGTGCAGTGTTATAATACTGCTTCCATTGTCTTGCTTGCTCTTTAATTGTTTTAGGCAATTTCTGAGGTACTCTTCGCCAATGCAGTCTGCAAAAAGCTATTTGTGCCTTAACGTTATAAGTTAATATCTTGCGCCAAGCATCTTCATTTGGACTAGTAAAGTAGCGCCAGTCTAACATGCAAGCAGTAGCTACTTCACGCATTAGGTCTTCTCTATAAGCAAGATAGTTCTTACATATATCTACCGCATTGTGTGGCTCACACTGAAAAAAGCCGCGAGCCACATTAGAACCGCCAACCTGGTATAGATATTGATACTTTGATTCTACTAAGCCAGTATTATAAACAAGCGAAACCGCTTCTTTACTATGCAAGCCTATGTCATGCAAAGTCTCATCTATTAGGTTAATTAGCTGGTCTTTATTTACCACCAGCAAGTCCGTATACAATATCAGTAATAAGGTCTGCTACGCCACGAAAAAATTCTTTTTCACGCTCGTCTTTGACAAATGGAATGTTTACTGCTTTATCCATTTTCTCTGCAAGCTCTTCTTCAAAATCATCACTTTGTATCCATGAGAGCATTTCACTTTTTACACTGTCGGCTTGCTGCTCTGCCATAGAGAGTAACATCTTTTTAATATCCATGCTATTTTCTTTCCTTTAGTATTTGTTTTATTTCAGCTATGTCTTCCATGATGACATCTAGCTTATAGGTTAGCAAATTTCTATCTGACTCATATTGACGATTGTCAACTTTGAGTTCTAATTCTTTCTTAATGCTGCTTACATCTGCTTTCATAAAACCGAAAGCAAGTGTCATAGACGCAATAAGCACAACTATAGTGACAACATTCTCTAGTGATATATTTGTATTCAACTTCATATTACCAGTTTTTACACGACCAGTATCGAGCCGTTAGTTTATTTTTAGCGCCAGCACTATCGCACTTATGCCTTGCCCTAAAAGATTTACGCCTAGCAGGACTACTTTTTTTAATGCGCATGTTTGGATCGCCATAACGTATTAAGCGAACCTTATTACCACTTTTAGCAAGAACTGCGAACTTCTTACTTTTACCACTGGTACGCTTTGGTTTATTATAACCACTAAACTTTTCTCCGCGATATGTAATCATGTATTGCGTAACCTTTCTACTTCTCTTTCAAGATATTCTATGCGTTGATTTTGTTTTATATCTGCTGGAATTTCAGCATCTTGATTTTTTTCTGCGTCTTCTTCTAAGTCTATAATGTGTTCTTCATTCATTGCTACTTGGTATTCAAGAAAACTAATTCTAGCATTTAATTGACTATAACCCCATACAAGCATTACGATAAACGTTACTGCTTGGATAATCATTGGTAGTGAAATGCTTAATGCGCTAGAATCAGATATTGCTTCTGACTTCACTTTGAACCGCCATTGTTTTTGCCTTGCAAGTATGCAATGCTTTTACTTAAATCTTCTAAGTTTTCATCTTGTCTATCAAACTTGCGATCAATTTTGTCATTCATAGTTTCTTTAAATGCATTAACTGAATCAATTAGCTTAATAGAGATGCTTTGCGTATTTGATAATTCTGCACTCATTTTACTTAAATCAGCACGTATAGATTCTAAGTCCTCGGTTTGTTCTTTTTGACTATTTACAAGGTTGAGCAATAAATAACCGAAAAGCACAGCTAAAAAACCAGCACTCCCGATTTGTACCCATAATTCCGCAAGTTCAGTCATTCTTCTTCCTCACATTTTTTACACACACCATTAAAAGCTTTGTCTACTTTTGCTCCGCAATAAATACATTTAAATGGTATCTGTGGCATTATTTACGTTTCTTTTTCTTTTTAGCAGCAGATTGTTTAAATGCTTGCGCTGATGGCGCACCTTTTGAACCTGGTTTACGCATTCTCTCACCGCTACCGCGTTTAATTCTTTTTCTTTTAGCGTGGATGTTTGCCCACAATCCAGCACGTTTTTTCTTTCTAGCCATTTTTCACTCTCCGCAACTCTCTGTTAATAAAATAATTATGATTAAAGTCATCTTCTGTTAGCTCTACTTTCGTTTCTGCTTTCCAAAAATGTTTAATGGATTTATATCTAGCGATTTTTTGTACCATGCTTCAATCTCTTTCATCTCAGCATCATGTATTGACTTGAGGTCAGAAACTCGCTCTTCAAGCTCTGCAATTCTGCGCTCATTGGTAGCAGCAGATTCTTTAATCTCCAAGTACGAATAAACAAGTCCAGCGATAACAACAGCAGCTTGAAACAACCAGCGAAGATTAATACTAATGATGGCGTTATCATCCAAGATTGCCCCACGATACGACCTCGCTGTTTTTGGTTTGCCATTCATTATACCTCTGTCGCTACACCATTGACAAGCGTATGCTTACCAATCTTGATTGGGCCAATAGTATCGCTATAATGTTTTTTGCACTCTGCATCATAAGCGGATTGAGCGGTAAGCCAAGAGTCTGTTCTCTTAACTACCGCCCCATCACTTGTCACTACAAAAGACTTATTCTGAGCATCAAAAGAGATAGTCTCATCTGCACTAAACTTGTAAGAAACATTTTCTTTAGTTCGTGGTTTAAAGATGTATATCTTTTTGCCTTTTGATGATCTGCGAACAAGCATTACTCTTCTTCTTTATCCTCAGATTCGAGCGATTCCTGTAAGCGCTTAATAAACGCCTCTTTACCAACTGTCAATTGATCCATGTTAAATGCCATGCTACCCATCTTGTTTTCAAGATCGGCAATATGATTTACCATAACCTTTTGTTCATCAGTTAGTTCATCCATAGAATACTCTTTGTCGAAGAGATTTAGCTTCTGCGGCTCTTGTTTTTTTTCTTTAGCCATTATGTTACCTTATGTGCTATAAGTGACCAGGTTGATTAAAGTGCTTTTAAATCTTTTTCTAGTTCTTCCCAATCAGCTTGTTCAGACTGAGCTTCAGATGCTCTATCTTTACAAGATTGAATTTCTCTAGCTACTTGGTCTAAGCTGAAAGATTGAACTGAGTCATCTAGTGCTTTACCGCTACTAGCATCCCATTGCTTTTTGACTAGTTGTAATTCATCATGTGATTGTTCTGCTTGTGCTTGTCTAACAACACTTCCATCGTCATCTTTGACTTCAGAAACTGCTTTAGAAGTAACAACTTTAGCTTTCTTTACAGACCAGCTTTTAGCAGACTTCATTGCTTTATAGTTTTTCATTTACTTGTCCTCTAATTGTTTCTTGAGTTGTTTTACTTCAGCAGATAACTCTTGAACTGCTTTAATTAATGGTGATATAAACTGATTGTAATCAGCACCTAAGTATTCATCGCTATCTTTAATACCAGCGAAATCTTCGTTATTGCTTTCTTTTAATACTTCTTGTACTTCTTGAGCAATAATACCATACTTTGTTTTGCCATCGTGCTTATCTTTAATGTAATTATATCTAACTGGTCTTATTTTATTTATAAACTCTAACCCTAAATCACTATCTTCAATGTTTTCTTTTAATCTTTTATCTGAAGAAACAATCGTTCCATCTGCGTATAAAACACCAGCTCCATCACTAGCAACATATAATCGAGTTATATTTGCATTGCCAATAACTGCATAATTATCACCTAATCCAGTTGTAGATGCTCCAATTACAATCTGATTAGATGCTCCAACTGCACTTGCTTCAGAATCGTAACCAATTATAACATTATTGCTGCCAGTTGTTATTGCCTCACCTGCGTTATTTCCCAATCCAACATTGTTATCTCCTGATGTAATTGCTCTTAATGCAGAATGACCTAAAGCAGTATTGTACTCTGCTCCATTCATGTCGCCATACATACTTTCCATACCAACTGCTGTATTATATCTAGCAGTTCCACCCCAACTTCCATTAGCTGTATTAGTTCCAATAAAAGTATTATCCGCACAATGTGAATTGTTTGTATTAGATGCTACATTATAACCTAAAACAGTATTGTTATTTTGAGTTTGATGCTCTTTTAATGCTTGGTATCCAATGGCAGTATTTTGAGAGCCTGTAGTAAGGGCTTGAAGAGAACTTAATCCAACAGCAACTGTTCCATTAATTCCAGTTGTTGTAGAAGATGAACCTTTTAAAGAAGCAACTCCAATAGCAACAACATTTGCAACTGCTTGTCCAGCTGGAACATTTTCCATTGCATCTTTTCCAACTACAACATTGTTATTAGCAGTAGTTGCAGTTGTTAATGCACTTTTTCCTACAACAATATTAGAATATCCAGTCGTTATTGCATCTCCTGCACCCCATCCCAATGCGACATTATCATCACCTGAAGTAAGTACAGCTAATGAATCAACACCAACCGCAGTATTACGAACTGCTCCATTTATAGCTCCTGCCATTGAGCCTGAACCGATTGCTGTATTCTTTTCCGATACACCTGTGTGAAGACCACTTAATGCATCGTGACCTATACCAGTATTATTATCATTACCAGCAGTCAAGAATTTACCTGTAGAGTAGCCTACCATTGTATTATTTGAGCCATTACTAGTAGTACTCATTGATTGATAACCTATTGCAACTGATTGAGCTTCAGTACTTGCAGATTTTAATGCCTCATATCCTATGGCAGTATTACTAGCACCACTCGTAAGAGCAGTAAGAGCTTTAAATCCAACAGCTACAGTACCAGCTCCCTCTCCAGTAAAATTAATTAAAGTATGATAGCCAATAGCCACACAACTTGAACTATTATAATTTGAAGTACCTTGCATTGAACTTGTGCCAATAGCAATATTATCTGAACCAGCTTGTTGATAAAAACTAGTGTACTTTCCAATATTAACATTGTCAGAGCCAGTTGTAACTCCATAGCCTGATGCATGTCCTACCGCAGTATTATTTCCACCACTTGTTAAACTTTGATGTGCTTGTGATCCAAAAGCAGAATTTTGAACACCACCTGCTAAAAGATAAAGTGCAGAACCACCGAACCCTGCGTTTCCACCACCAGTAGCAAGATGCCCTGATTGATATCCAAAAAAACTATTGTTAGTTGCAGTTGTCATAGTTTTTCCTGCTTCATATCCAACAGCAGTATTGTTACTACCTGAAGTAAGAGCAGTAAGAGCGTTTGAACCTATCGCTATTGTTCCTACACTATTATTTGTTCCAGTTGAATTAAGAGCTTCATTTCCAATAGCTATATTATCTGTTACTACTCTTCCAAACCCATTAAAATCTCCTCCTCTAAATGAGTTATATCCTAATGCTATATTTCTATCAAATCTTGTATCATCGTGAACATTTCCAGTTCCACCATTAAATGCTTCCATTGAACTTATACCGATTGCAATGTTCTTACTACCAGCGTTATTACCATCATCTCCTGTATAAGTTGCCATTGCATTAGAACCGATAGCAATGTTATATGCTCCTGCTAATATAGCTTTCATAGAA